ATTCCGCCCGGTTGTGGGCCGGATCGACGCAAACCGCCGCCGCCGCAGAATCCTTCCCCGGGGCGAGCCTGCCGGTCAACCGCCGGAAGGTGTCTGCGATAGCTTCGTATATCGATACCGCCCCGCCGACCTTGCCTCGCAAGTCGTTGACCGTCACTGCGACACCCGCAACGCCCGGAGCGCGACCTCGCGGATCGCTTCGTCGCGGTCCACGCCGGCCGGGCTGGGCGTGCCGTCGAGCACGGACGAGTAGTATTCCTCGAGCACGGCGATCTGCCCGGGTACGTCCTCGCGGAGCACGCGGGCCGCGTGTCCTTGCGCCGCGAGGTCCGCGTCGTCGAGGTCGAGCGATTGCGCCCAAGCGTACGCGGGCGACGTGCACATGGCGGACAGCCCGGCCGCGACCGCATCGGCCGCCGTTGCGAACGCCACGAGCGCGCGGAGCACGAGCGGCTCGGCGTCGGCGGGGCTGGTGTCCGAGGTGGTCACGTCTTCCCACATATGCGCCGCCCCGCCCGGTGTGTGCAGGTAGACGATCGCGACCGTGTATCCGCACCCGTTGCCAAGCGCTACCGTGCGGATATCGACGGACACGGAGCACCCGGGCGGGGTAATCCGGGTGAAGTACTCCGGTACGGACGTGAAAACGTAACTGCTCATCGCGTGCATTTGCTTTGCTCCTAAAAGCCGCGGATTGCGGCGGGGGGCTCCCCGGGAGTCGGACCCGGGCGCGGCAACCGTCGAGCCCCGAAGGTCCGCTAGAGCGCCGGCTCCGCCGTCGCGGCGATGCTCGCGAGCTGCTCGCGACACCACGTTTTGACGGCCGTCCGCGAGATACCGATCTCCGCCGCGACCGTCGACGACTCGGCCAGCATCAGGCAGACGCAGACGGGGAATCCCTCGCCGCAATCGTCGGCGGTCCGGAGCGCGTACTGGCGGAGAAGATGGGCCTTGGTCGCCTTGCTCAGTCGGATTTGCCTGGTCACTGTTCGGCTCCGTTTCGTGCCGCGGCTTGCGGCGGTAAGGGATACTAAGGGCGGTTTGACGGACGGTCAACAGAAAAGCGACGGGGGGGGGCGGACAGCCGCCCCCCGGGGGCGGGTCGGTTACCGGCGACCCGAAAGCACACGCATGAGCAAACAGAGGCGCCGGGCGACTAGCTCGCCGATAGCCTCATAGGAGTATCCGCCGCAATCGGCGTCGAGCCCTTCGATCTCAAAGTTAACGGTGCCATCGGGGCGGCGGGGAATGATGCGGGTCGCGGTGTCCATGTCCGAACAATGCTCCCTTGTTGCCCGCCTGTCAACATTCTTTTTTCAACAATCGGCCCGGTTGACGCCCCGGCAACGCCCGTGCTACCCTGCCCGACCATGACAGCTCTGGTGCATACGCTCGGACAGCGCTCGCTGGCCTCACACAGGAAAAAGCGCGGCATGACGCTCCGCGACTTTGCGGACCTGCTCGGCTGCTCAGCGAGCATGGTTTGCCGCATTGAGTCGGGACAGCGCGCGCCGGGCAAGGCGCTCATGCTCCGGGCGGAACAGAAGCTCGGTATTCACCCGATCCAGTGGTACCGGCCGGCGGGGCGGAAGTGAGCCTACGGGACTACCAATCCCGCGCCGTCGGGCTCGTGCGCTCTGCCTGGGACCGCGGCGAGCGGCGCGTGCTGCTCGTCGCGCCGACCGGGAGCGGCAAGTCAGTTATGGCCGAAGCGCTCGTGCGGGGCGAGACCGGCCCCGTGCTCGTCGTCGCGCATCGGGTCGAGCTCGTCGAGCAGTTCGTCGAGCGGTTCGGCGACGTCCCGTCCGTTACCGTCCGCTCCGTGCAGACGCTCCGGGCGCATGGCGCGGTAGTCCCCGCCGGGCTCGTGGTCCTCGACGAAGCTCACCATTACGTCGCCGACGACTGGTCCGCGCTCGCGGCCGCGTACCCGTCGGCCCGCGTGGTCGGTCTCACGGCTACGCCCGAACGCGGGGACGGCCGGGCCATGGGCTCCGCGTTTGATGCGCTCGTCGTCGCCGCGCATTACTCCGAGCTGCTCCGCGACGGGCACCTTGTACCGTGCCGCGTGTACCAGCCGCCGCCCGACTTTGCGAAGGGGCTCGCGCTCGACCCGGTCGCCGCGTGGCTTCGGTACGCGGACGGCTCGAGGGGCTTTGCGTTCACGCGCGACGTAGCGTCCGCCGTGGAGCTCGCCGAGCGGCTTACCGCGGCGGGCGTCCGAGCGGCGGCGGTACACCAGGGAACGCCCGCGCGGGAGCGCTCGCAGTCGCTTCGGGCGCTCAAGCAGGGAGCGTTGCACTGTCTCACGTCGGTTTACGCGCTCACCGAAGGCGTGGACGTCCCCGCGGCGCGCGTTTGCATGCTGGCCCGCTCGGCCGGGAGCGCTGCGACGTACCTACAGATCGCCGGTCGCGTGCTCCGCCCCGCGCACGATAAGACCGACGCGATCCTGATTGACCTCGGCGGCGCGTCGCTCGTCCACGGCTTGCCCACGGACGACCGGGTCTATTCGCTCGAGGGGGAAGCGATCCGCTCCGCCCGCTCGGCCGGGATCCGAAACTGCACGGCTTGCGGCTGTACGTACCGCGGCGACACCTGCCCCGAATGCGGCACGACGCCCGAACCGGAGCGGCGGCCGGAGCCTCGGATCTGGTCGCATGAGCTCCGCGAGGTCTTCGCCGGCAGCGATACGCCGGACGACGCGAAGAGCGCCGAGCTCGCACGGCTCCGCAAGCTCGCGGCGGAGCGCGGCTGGTCGTTCCTCTTCGTGCAGCGCGAATACAAGAAGCTCTTTGGCGCGGACCCGGTCGCGACGACCGCGGAGCGCGAGCAGGAATACCGGTCGCTCGCAGCGCTTGCCGAGCGGCGCGGTTATGCGCGAGGCTATGCGGCCGCGCGGTATCGGCAGACGTTCGGCGCGTGGCCTGATAGGAGGTGGCAGCGATGAAGCAATCAGAGGGGAGCATCCAAGACGCAATCCGGCTCGAGGTCGGCGCCATGCCGGACGTCCGCTTGTGGCGCAATAACGGCGGCGTCGCGTCGCATGCGGACGGCTCGCGCGTCCGGTACGGGCTCGCCGTGGGAAGCGCGGATCTGATTGGAATCCTGCGGCCGAGCGGACGGTTCATCGCGCTCGAGGTCAAACGGCCCGGGGAGCGTGAGACGCCCAAGCAGCGGGCCTGGCTCGCAATCGTGCAGAATTTCGGCGGTTTCGCGGCGGTCGTGTCGTCGGTTGACGAAGCGCGGCAAGCTGTGCAACGCGCGCGCGAGGGAGCGAGCGAATGACCGCCGTCGCTCTGCTCCCGGCCGCTATCCTCGAGGCGGCGCTTAGCCTCGCCGCGCGCGGCTGGCACGTCTTCCCAGCGTTCGAGCTCCGCGGCGGCGTCTGTACCTGCCCGCGCGGCGCCGAATGCGGGAGCCCGGGCAAGCACCCGCGCACAAGGGACGGCTTCAAGAGCGCGACGACCGACCCGGAGCGGATCCGTACTTGGTGGGCGCAATGGCCCCGCGCGAACGTCGCGATTGCTACCGGCCCGTCCGGGCTCGTCGTCGTGGACGTCGACCCGCGCAACGGCGGCGACGAGTCGCTCGCGGACCTCGAGGCGCAGCACGGGCGGCTCCCGCATACCGTGCGCGCGCTTACCGGCGGCGGCGGGTCGCATGAGATTTTCCGCGCTCCCGCGGGCCGCGAGGTCCGGTCCGGCGTACTCGCGGCCGGTATCGAGCTCAAAGCCGCGGGCGGGTACATCATCGCCGCGCCGAGCAACCATGCGTCCGGGCAATCCTACGCCTGGGACGCCGGAGCCGACCCGGCAGAGACGGAGCTCGCCGAGGTGCCAGCGTGGGTCCTCGAGCGCGCGACGACCGCGAAACCGCGTCCGACAACCGCGCCGGCCGGAGCCGTGACGGACGGGCTTATCGGCGCCGCCTTCGACGCGCTCGGCTGGCTCGGCCGCGCTATCGGCTCGGACCGCATGACGGCGCAGTGTCCGTGGGAGCACGAGCACACGACCGGGGCGCGGCATGACGGGTCGACGGTCGTGTTCGGTCCCGCGCCGGGTAAGCGGCTCGGCTGGTTTTGGTGCAGCCACGCGCACTGCGCGCACGGCCGGCGCGTCCGCGACGTGCTCGGCGCCGTCCCGCGCGACGTGCTCGACGCAACGCGCGCCCGGCTCGGTATCTCCGACGCGGCTCCGGCCCCTGCGCCCGTGCCGGTGAACGAGGACGGCGAGCCCGCCGGCGATTGGTGGCGCAACGGGCTCCGGCTCGACCAGAAAGACCGGATCTGTCCGGACGCGGGGAACGTGGTCCTGCTCTTGTCGCATCACCCCGACTGGGCCGGCTCGCTGTCTTACGACGCCTTCGCCGACCGCTCCCGCTGGGTCCGCCCCGGGCCGGCCGTGCCGGGGTTAACCGCTCCCGCGCCGGGCGAGGACGTCGCGGACCATCACGCGATCCACGTCGCGCACTGGACGTCCCGGCATATCGGCTCGAACGTTCCCCGCACCGTCGCGGCCGAAGCTATCGACGCGGCGGCTCGAGCTCGGCCGGAGCACCCGTTGCGGGCGTACCTCGAGGGGCTGCGCTGGGACGGAACGCCCCGGATCGACGCATGGCTCGCGACGTACGCCGGAGCGGCGAGCGCGCCGATAACGTGCCAGATCGGCCGATGGTGGCTCATATCCGCCGTGGCCCGCGCGCTCGACCCGGGCTGTCAAGTCGACCACACGCTGGTCCTCGAGGGGTCGCAGGGCGCCGGCAAGTCCAGCCTGCTCCGGATTCTCGGCGGGCAATGGTACCAGCCGACGCTCCCGGACCTCGCGAGCAAAGACGCGGCCGAGTCGCTCGCGGGGTATTGGATCGTGGAGATCGGCGAGCTCGACGCGATCCGCGGAGCGGCGCAGACGCGCGTCAAAGATTTCCTCAGCCGGACCTACGACGTGTATCGACGAGCGTACGCCCGGGCGACCACGCGGCGGCTCCGGAGCGTCGTATTTGCCGGCACCACGAATGAAACCCGGTACCTGGGCGACCCGACCGGAGCGCGGCGCTACTGGCCCGTCCCGGTCGGACGGGTCGACCTCGAGCAGCTCGCCCGGGACCGGGATCAGCTCTGGGCCGAGGCGGTCGACGCCTACCGCGGCGGAGCTCGCTGGTGGCCCGACGAGCGGGCGGCCGAAGCGCTCGAGACCGAGCAGGGCGACCGGTACGTCGGCGACGAATGGGAGCACCGGATAGCCGAGTGGCTCAACGGCCGGGACGGCATCACGGTCGCGGACTGCATGGGAGGGCCGCTCGGCATCCCGCCCGACCGCTGGACCCGGTCCGACCAGACCCGTGTAGGCGCCTGCCTACATCGGCTGGGGCTTACCCGGGTCGAGCGGGCCCGCGAAGGCGGCCGCGCCCGGCGGTACTTCCGGCCCGTCTGAGCGCCCAGCCGGGCTAGGAGCGGCTTTCACCGGCCGCCGGGGGGGTAGGTAGCCTCCCGGCGGCCGCGCCGTTTCTGGAGCATCCTCGCGCTGGTCCAACCTTGGACGCCTGGTCCAACCTTGGTCCAACCTCCTGGTCCAACCTTTTCAGCATCAAAACGGCTCTTGGTCCAACGGTCCAACCTGTTTTCCCACATCGGCTTAAAAAAAAGATTCAAAGGATCTCAGATCTAGGGCGTCCCGTTTCTTCCGAAATAGGTTGGACCGTTGGACCAGGTTGGACCAACAGCCGTTTTGATGCTGGATCGTGAAGCGGGTAGGTTGGACCAAGGTTGGACCGGGGTTGGACCAGGTTGGACCACTGGGCGCCCAATCGGCCGCGACCCCCTGTCTGGCCGGACGTACCTGGGTCGGCCGTGACCCACCCCCCCTGGGTCAGATTTGACCCACCCTGCTCAGCCTACGCGCGCGCGGTTTGTTCTTGACCGGACGGGCGGAAACGTGTAGCGGCCGAGGGTATGGGAGAGAAGCCGAAGCACTACATGGGGCGGCCGCCGCGTACCGCACGAGACGTGCTGCGACTGAACGCGCGGGGCCGCTGGGTTCCGGACGACGGCAAGCCGGGGCGGGCGTTCTCGGGGATCGATAAGCTGGGATTTCCTACGGCATGGTATCCGGATTGCCTCTGTAACTGGGGTAACGCATGGTGCCCGGCCGAGCTGTCCGTACAGAGAACCATGACGCGGTGCGCGTCCGTGCAGTATCGCAAGATGCGCCGAGCCCGCGCATGACGACCGAGCCGGTAACGTCCGTCGCGGTAATCACGGTCGGGGACCATGTCGTCCGCCAGATCATGTCCGCCATGGTCGCCGGCGACTGGGGCGAAGGCTCGCCGGCGCTCATTGCCGCTCAGCACGGCTGTGCGTTGAATACCGCGCGGCAATGGGCGCAGCAGGCGGCGCGGTTCTTGAGAATCCAGCGCGCGCCGGACGTTCTCGAGCAGGAGATCGTGGCGCACCTTCGCGGCATCCTCGAGCAGAGCGAGGGAGACCGCGTCGCGGCGGCGCGCGTCCTGATGGACTACGTCGAGCGGCTCGAGAAGCGCCGCCAAGCCATGCTTGAGCGCTCCGGGTCTATCTCGCAGGCGGACCCGCAAATGCGGCAAGACGCGGTTCGGGCGCTCCTCACGTCCCCGTCTCCGGAGCTCGCCGCGCTGCTCGAGGAGCGGCTCCGCATGCCGTCGGATTGGTGGCGCTCCGCGCTGCTCGCCGCGGGCTGGGTCGAGCGACCGACGAGGGGTTGACGGCTCGGCAACGTTCGGGTATGGGACGGGAGGGAGCCAAGTATGACCGAACGTAGATATGGGTTTGCCTGGGTAATCACGCGCCGCGCAGACGGCGCCGTGCTTGCGTACGCGCCCGACGAGGCCGCGGCGCTCCGCACGGCGCGGGCGCTCGGCGGGCCTGAGCTTGTCGAGGTGCGGCGCTATGAGTGACGCCGAATGGGACGAGCGGGTCAGGCGCATGGAGTTGCGAATGAACCCGGAGACGCTCGACAAGATGCTAAACCGTCCGTCCGGTGCCGGCGAGGCGGTCGCGTCGGCCGTCGCGCTTAGCCCCGGCCCGGCCGCTCCGTCGCCGGCCGAGCTGTTCGCCGCAAGCGACTGGTCGCGCGTGACGTACAAGGCGCCGCTTAGGAAGTCGATCCTGACCGAGCGCGACGCCTTCGAGTTGCGCTACTACCGGGCCAGGCAGGCCGCCTTCGAGTTGAACCATTCGCTCCTCGACGGCATCCTGGCCCCGGCGATGCTCCCGTCGAAGGAGTGGAGCGTGCGTCGCGTGGCTGAGGAGTTCGGCCACTCGGAGAGGGCGGAGGACTGGCCGTGTCCGGCGCAGCAGCTGGTGGAGCTAGCGCTCGCGTCGCTGCATAGTCGGCTGGTGTGCGTCCATGCTGGGGCGTTCGGGTCAGCGGCTTATCACGACCCCGAGGAGTACTTCTGGGGGCTCGGGCTATGACCCCCGTCGACCTCGAAGCGCTAGCCCGGCGCGCGGTGGACCGGTACGGGGCGGCGCACCAGATCGACAAGGCGGTCGAAGAGCTTGCCGAGCTAATCGCCGCGCTCATGCAGCACCGTGCGGGGCGGCACGGCATGGACCCGGTCCGCGAGGAGATCGCGGACGTGACGATCATGCTGCTACAGCTCCGCGATATCTTCGGCCCGGCCGACGTGGAAGGCTGGATCTGTCTCAAGATGGACCGGCTCGCGGCGCGGCTCGACGGGGGCAATCCGTGACGGACGAGGAGCGCGACCGCCTGGTCACCATCATCGACGAGGCGTTCGGGCCCCAGGCGCCGGAGCACGACACCGGATCGCTTCTGACGCTGCTGGAGCGACTGCTGCATGAGCGAGGCGCGGCGCACCGGGAGGCGCTGGGCGAGTGGGATAGGTTGCGGTCGCACTTGGATGCGATCCGTAATCTCCTCGCCACGAACGGGTGCGACTGCGAGTGCGAGCACCACCACGAGGAGCATGACAACGACTGCGAGCGGTGCCTTGCATGTCGCATCGAGTGGGAGCTGCCGCGATGACGCTCGACCTTGACGCTCCCGACCTCGCCGAGCGGCTGCGGGGGCTGGGCTACGCGACGCTGGAGAGGCTGCACGAGGCGCTGCCGCCGCTGGCTGGCGCGTGGGAGCCGACCGAGATGCGGCGCGGCGTGGTCACGGCCTACGCGCGGCCCCTGGTCGGCGCAGACCGGGCGTGTGCTGTGGTCCGGCGCAAGCGTTCCGAGTGGACTGCGCGGGTCGGCGGGCTCTACCTCGATGCAGAGGACGACGCGCCGGGGTTTTGGCGGAGCGCCGCGGAAGCCATGCACGCAGCGGACTGCGCGCTCGCGGGGCATGGTTTCGTGCTTGAGGAGCCGTAGTAGGCTTCCCCCATGACCTCCGCAATCCTCGCCGCGCTGCTCGCCGTCCCGGCGTACCAGCACCCCTCCGAGCAGGCCGAGACGGCCGAAGCGCGCCGCGCTCGGCTGGCCGCCGTGGCCGACGCGATCGCGGCGGTCGCTCGGAACCGCGACGAAGCGGCCGCGCTGGTCGCGCTCGGCCGGCATGAATCCGGCTTCGCTCGGCTCGTGCAGGAGGGCCGCTGCGACGAGATGCCCGCCGGGCAGCGATGCGACACGGGCCGAGCTCGCGGGACGTGGCAGCTCTGGCAGGTGGCCTGTCCGGCGGCGTACCGGCACGCGGCGGGCTCGGCGGACAGCCTCCGCGCCGAGGCGCTCTGCGCGGTCGGGCTGCTCCGCCTGGCCGGTAAGCGCTGCTCGAGCGGCGCGGACGGGACGGACGCTTGGTGGGCCGGAGCGTTCAGCGGCTACGCGGGCGCGGCGTGCTCGGCCCGCTGGGCGCCGCAGCGGGTCGCGACGATGCGGGCGGTAGCGAGGGGGATGCGACGGTGAAAGCTCCGTTTCCGTGGTTTGGCGGGAAGCGCCGCGTTGCGCCGGAGGTCTGGGCGCGGTTCGGCGACGTCGCAGTCTATTGCGAACCGTTCTTTGGATCCGGCGCCGTGCTGCTCGGCCGCCCGGAGGCGCAATGGCGCGACGGTCGGGTCGAGACGGTTAACGACCTCGACGGATTCGTTTGCAACGCTTGGCGCGCGATTCTGCACGACCCGGAAGCGACGGCGCATCACGCGGACTGGCCGGTAAACGAGAACGACCTTCACGCGCGCAACGCTTGGCTTGTCGAGCGCCGCGAATCGTTCCGCGCTCGGCTCGAAGGCGATCCGGATTACTTCGACGCGAAGGTCGCGGGCTGGTGGCTGTGGGGCATGTCCTGCTGGATTGGGGCTGGTTTTGCGGCCCCGTCCGGACCATGGGCGCGGGTAGACGGGCAGCTCGCCCACCTTGGCGACGCTGGGCGGGGCGTCACACGGCAGCTCGCCCACCTTGGCAACGCTGGGCGGGGCGTCACACGGAAGCTCGTCCACCTTGGCAACGCTGGGCGGGGCGTCACACGGAAGCTCGTCCACCTTGGCAACGCTGGGCGGGGGGATGCGGGCAACGGCGAGCAGGGGCTCGCGGCGTGGCTCGCGGCGTTGTCTGAGCGACTCAGAGGTGTGCGCGTATGTAGCGGCGACTGGTCCCGCATCATGTCGGAGTCAGCGATGGCCGTGGCTATTCCAGGGCCGCGCGGCGTGTTCCTCGACCCGCCGTATGGGGCGAGCGACCGGAGCGCAACCTACGCGGAGGAGTCGTTCACCGTTGCTGCCGATGTGCTCGAATGGTGCAAAGCGCACGGCGACGACGCGGACAAGCGGATCGCGCTTTGCGGCTACGAGGGGGAGGCGCACCACGAGCTAGATGTGCTCGGTTGGACGGTTCACGCATGGGAAGCGCAGGGTGGGATGCAACGTGATAAGACGGGCGGCAACAGGATGCGCGAGCGGATCTGGTTTTCTCCGGGCTGTCTCAACCCGAACGCCGCAGGACCGCGGCAAATGGGGCTTTTCGGATGATCAAGCTATGCTCCGAATGCGACGAGCCTTTCGACGCGCCCGTTCGGTCTCAGGGCCGCGCGCGCGCCGAGCTTTGCGACGAATGCCGGCCGGTTGTCACGAGCGGCGCGGTCCGGTACGCGGCGAGCTACGCGGAGATCGGCGCGGCGCTCGGTATCAGCAAGGGCCGAGCGCAGCAGCTCGGCGAGCGGGCGCTCCGCAAGGTCGCCGCGGCGCTCGAGGAGCTCCGGCCGTGACGCTCTACGTCGCCGCGTTCGGCTGGTTTTGCTTGGGCGTAGCGCTCGGCTACGGAGCGAGGAGATAGACGATGGAGCTCAAATCATGGCGGCCGCTCTACCCGGTGAGCCTGGACGGTCCGATGCGAACCGTTTTCAGACTTGCCACGGAGGGAACAGAGCGGATTGAAACCGCGCCGGGCGGCGTGGTAATCACGGTTAAGGGCGTCCGCTGGTACATGACCCAGCCGGGCGTTGGTTGCGTAATGCAGGAGGAGCAGAGCAATGATCAATCAGGACAGAGTGACGGGAGCGGGGCTGGGCGAGTCGTTCAACATGGGGGACGGGACAACGCTCCGCCTCGCCGGCGATAACGTGCTGGTCCTGATGGACCATCACCGGAACGTCCGGGACCAGCGCACGGCGGGTGGAATCTACCTGCCGGACCAGTCGGGGCCGGACGGGCGCGCGGCGGTCTGGGCGACGGTCATGGCGTGCGGCAAGGGCACGACGCGCGAGCCCATGCCGTGCAAGCCGGGCGACCGCGTGTTGGTCGACTCGGCCGCGCAGGGGGACGTCTGTCACATCGCGGGCGTGCAGCACCGGATTATCCGGCAGGATAACGTCATGGCGGTCGACGATGGCTGAGCGGGGTCGGCTGCTCGAGCAGCTCGACGACGCGCCGCTTAACGCCCGCGTATTCATCGCGAGCGGGCCGCGGTACCGCGACGCGCGATGGACCGCCAGCGTGCTTGCCTTGCTCGCGCCGTACAAGCTCGGTTCGGCCGGTCTGTACGGCGCGGACCTTATGGGCGCAGCATGGGCGCACGGCGTGGATCGCGACGTCTGGACCTACACCGGCTCCGCCACACCCGGCCCGTCCCGGGACGCGAAGATGCTGCGCGCGTTCGGCGCCGAGCTGCTCGTCGCGTTCCCGGGCTGTCGCGTCGGGTTGATAAACACGGCGCTCAAGCTCGGAATCAACGTGCTCAGGGTGAAGCCGTGACGGTCAAGCGGGGGCACATAATCACGGACGGGGCCGAGCTGCCGCTAAACGCTCGCGTTATCGTCTGCGGCGGGCGAGACTACAGGGACGCGCCTCGCGTGGCGTTCGTGCTGCGCTCGCTCCGTCCGTCCCTCATCGCCCACGGCGGCGCACGCGGGGCCGACCTGCTTGCGCGCGACTGGGCGACCGGTGACGGCGTTCCGCAGTGCGCGTACCCCGCCGACTGGGAGAAGTACGGCCGGGCAGCGGGGCCGCGTCGGAACGCGGATATGCTCGCTCACTTCAAGCCGGATCTGGTCGTCGCTTTCCCGGGCGGGCGCGGGACGGCCGACATGGTCGAACGCGCGCTCGCGGCCGGGGTTAACGTGGTCAAGGTGGAGCCGTGACACCCGAGCAAGAACGCGCGCGCGATGCGTGCCGGCGGTTGGTGGAACGGCTGTCGCGCCGTCATCACCCGACGCTCGTCGCCGCGTTCTTTGATTGCCTGCAAAGCGCGGCGTGGGCGTCGTTCCCCTATGCATCGAACGATGCGGAGATACTCCGCCACCTAGAGGAGAGGCCCGCGTACTGGCAAGAGCTCGACGACCTAATCCTGGCGGTCGAGGCTATCGCGGAGAAGTACGGGCTATGACGCCGTGGGACTATCTCACAAGCTCGAGCTGGGTCGACTATACCCGCAAGGCAATCTATGCGGCATGGACGGCGTTTTCTGGCGTGGAGCGCGTCCTTGCGTGGGTACATTGCGCCGGCGATGCGCTGGACGCTAAGACCGGCGCGGGGGTGGCCGAGCGGTCTATCGCGCGCGCCGAAGGGCTAGCCGAACTAGCGTTGCGCGGAGCTCCGCCCGCCCCGTGACCCTCGCCCTGCCCGACCTGCTCGACGAGGGCGTGACCGGGCTGCTCGAGGCGTACGCGGGCAGCTCGCTCGTCGTGCCGGCGTACGTGCAGGCTCTCTTTCCCCAGCAACGCTCGTTCGTGGACGCGAGCTCCCGCCGGCGCGCTGCGCTCTGCGGCCGCCGGGCGGGGAAAACCGAGGGGGTCACGGCCTGGCTTCTCGAGGGCGGGCGGCTCTACCCGGGCGAGACGGTCGTCTACATCGCCACGAGCCAACGCGCGGCCCGTCGCATCCTTTGGCCGACCGTCCGGCGCATTATGCACCGGCACGGCCGGGCGGCCGGCGTGGTCGAGGTCGTCGAGCAAACCATGGAGGTCCGGCTCGCGAGCGGTTCTACGCTCTGGGTCACGGGCTGCGATAGCGTCGCCGACGCGGAGGCGCTCCGCGGCAACCGGTACGCGCGGGTTGCAATCGACGAAGCGGGGAGCTTCCCTGAGTGGCTGTCCTATCTGGTCGAGGACGTGCTCGCGCCGGCCCTGATGGACCTCCGCGGCGACCTTGCGCTCTGCGGAACGCCCGGGCTTACGCCGGCCGGCTATTTCTGGGAAATCACGACCGGGCAAGGCGAGCGGCAGCAGTGGCCGACGTGGTCGTGGACGTGTCTCGATAACCCGCACGTCCCGGGCGCGGAGGAGATCGCGCGGGTCAAGCGGGAGAACCGCTGGGCCGACGACCATCCGACGCTCCGCCGCGAGTGGCTCGGGCAATGGGTTTCGGACGAGTCGGCGATAATCTACCCGTACGACGCGGCGCGGAACGCCGGCCGCCCGGCTTCGCTTGACCGGGCGTTCCGCGTGCTCTCGGTCGACCCCGGCTTCGACGACCCGTCCGCGTTCGTCGTGTCCGTGTCGTTCCCGGGCAACCCGTCGGTCTACGGCGAGCGCGCATGGCGGCGCGGCGGGCTAACCGTCGCGGGGCTCGCGGCGCAGATCGAAGCGATCCGGACGAACCGGGACGCGCCGGTGCATCAAGTCGTGGTCGACCAGGGGGGGCTTGGCCGGATGATTGCGGAGGACCTCCGCAAAACGTACGGGATTCCGTGCATCGCGGCGCAGAAGTCGGCCAAGCAGACGGCGATCCACGAGCTCCGCGGCGCGATGCTGGCCGGGACGCTGCTCGTCGACCCGATGCAATGCCAAGAGCTCATTGCCGAGTGGCTCAGCGTCCCGTGGAACGCGGAGCGGGACGACCACGACGAACGGATCCGGGACGACCTCTGCGACGCGATGCTCTACGGCTACCGCGCGCACCGGCTGAGCTACCGAGCCGAGCCGGAGCCGCCGAGCCCGGACAGCCCGGAGGGGCGCGCGGCGTACAAGGCGCAGCGCATCGCGCAGATCACGGCGGAACGGACGCGCGGACGGGTGCGGTTTTGATAGGCTAGGCGCATGCACTACGAACGGACCGGGGGATACGAGACAACGCAACCGCGCGAGGCGGGGAACCGCTTCGAGGAGGCGGTCGAGCGCGCCTTTGGCGAGCGGCTTCGCGCCGCTTGGCCGGATCGAACGTTCGGCGGGGACGTTTGGTCTGGGCTCGGCTGCTTCAATTGGCGGAGCGCGGACGGCGATACGGCGGAGTACACGCAGCGCGCGGCCGGGGACCTGCTCGCGACGATTGTGGGGCGCGGGAATTACATGGACTGGTTCCTAACCGCGCCGGACAACATGCTCACGGACGAGGTCCGCGAAGCCATGGCGGCGGAGGGTTGGTCTACCTAGCCGCGGTAGTCATATGCGCTCTTAGCTATCGCCCGGCCGCCCCGTGCGGGGTAACCGGGTATTGTGCGAATTGACGCGCCCCGGTGGCACGAGCTCGACGGCGACGAATGCGCCGCCGAGGTCGTCTCGCTTTGCCGCGCGCTCTGGGCCGAGGACGGCGAGGGCCGCCGCGCGAAGTGGCTCGCGGCGTACTCGGTTTACGAAGACCGGTGGCTCCATGACGAGACGCTCCGCGGCGGCGCTCCGCTCGGCGCGCGGTACAACGTAACCGCGAGCGTCGTGGATACGGGCGTCGCGGAGATTGCCGCCCGGCAGCGGCCGAAGCCGACGTTTCTCACCAGCGGCGGCGACTGGCGGACGAAGCGCAAGGCGAAGAAGCTCGACAAGTTCGTCGAGGCGCACCTTCACCTTCCGCAAGGTCGCTACCAAGACGTCTGGGAGCTCGGCGAGGACGTGTTCCGCGACGCGGAGGTCACGGGGACCGGGCTCGCGAAGGTGACCATCGACGAGCAGGCCGAGCGGACCCGGTACGACCGCGTCCCGGCTTACGAGGTCATGGTCGACGCCTCCGAAGCGGCGAGCGGCGACCCGCGGAACTGGTTCCACTGCTACGAAATGGACGTGGACCGCGCGCGCGCGGCGTTCGCGCCGTCCGACCGGGCGAAGGGTGACGCGCGGCTGCGCGGCGTGCTCGACGGCGCGGAGTCCGAGGCGCTCCACAAGACCGAGCGGCGCATCGGCCGCCGGGCGTCGCGGACCGTGACGATCTTCGAGGCCTGGTTGCTCCCGCTCGGCCCGGAAGAGCCCGGCGTTCACGTCTACGCCTGCACGGGCGGGCTGCTCTGGCGCGAGGAATGGACGTGGCCCGTCCCGCCGTTCGCGTTCCTGCTCTGGCGGTCTCGCCCGTTCGGGGTATGGGGCTCCGGGCTGGTCGAGCAGATGCACACGCAGCATGAGCGGGTGCAGGAACTCGCCGACCGGCTCCACCGTCGGTATGACCTCTGCTCGCAGAAGCGGACATATTTCGTCCCGGGGCTGGTCGACGAGAAGCAGCTCGAGAAGTCCGACGGCGAGGTCCTGATTCCCGTGACGGACCTCGCGTCCGTGCCGCGCGAGGTGCAGACGCCCCCGGTCACGCCAGCCGAGGCGGCCGCGGTCGAGGACGAGATCCGGCGCTTCTACGACTTGAGCGGCGTTTCGCAAATGAGCGCGCAGGCGCGGAAAGAACCGGGCGTTACGTCCGGCATCGCGCTGCAAACGCTCGGTGACCAAAAGAGCGTCCGCTTCCTGCCGAAGAGCCGCGCGCACGAGCTCTTCTTCTTGCAGATCGGCAAGCTCGACGTGATGGCGACCACGGCGCTCGCGGCGACCAAGCCCGGCGTGCTCGCGCGGTTTCCCGGCAAGCGCTTCGTGAGCGAGATCAAGTGGAGCGATGTTGCGATGGACGAGGACCAGTACGTGGTCCGCGTCGCCGCAACGTCCGCGCTGTCGAAGGACCCGGCGCAGCGGCTCGAGGTTATCGAGCAGCTCGCCGGCATGGGCATGCTTCCCCGCGAGAAGTTTCTCGAGCTGCTCGGCCTGCCGGACCTCGAGGGGGCGCTCGAAATGGCCGGCGCGGAGGCGCAATGGGTCGAGATGCTGCTCGACCGGTATCTCGACGCGGAAGACGCGGACGAGCTCGAGGAGCTCGGCGGGTACACGCCGCCGGACCCGTACATGCGGAACCCGACCGCCGCGCTGGTCGCGGTGGCAGACGCTTACTTCGCCGCGCTGGTCGAGGAATGCCCGGACTTCACGGCTAGCACGCTCCGCCGCTTCATGGCGGACCTGCGGAAGACGCTGCTCCCGAAGCAGCCGCCCGCCCCGCCGGCCGCCCCGCCCGGCATGCTCGCGCCCGCCCCTGCGGCGGTTGGCTCCCCTCCCCCTGGTCCCGTGCCAGGGGCGGGCGCTCCTATTCAGTAGACCGACGGAGGAACCTTGTCAGACGAACCCG